CGTCAGTATAGGATGACTGTCTTGTATATGTAGCACCCATTTAGCGTCTTTCTCCTAACTGATACTCTAATTGAAAACCTTTGAGTGAGTATGGGGCAGTAGCACCACCGTCATTTACTCGTAGTGCCACAGCAAACCCAGACCCTTCTACTGGCTGTCTTACTAGAGGCTGTGACGGTCCACCGTATGTTGGTGTACCATAAGTTGATGTTCCATAAATACCAGCAATGTTTGTAGAGTCTAGGGCATATGCTGCTGGTCTGGATGAACCCGCTGCTTCGTAGTCATAACGTACAAACAAGTCGGCATCAATTGTTGATTCAGGTTTAAAGTTTACGATAACCCGTTGCATGTGTTTACGTATGCCGGGGTCATTCATGGTCAAGTCAGGGCTTCTGTATCTTCCATTAACAGCATTACCATCAAATGTAGTACCCTGTTCCTGTCGATAGATAAAACCGTCAAATCCACCGTGCAGTACAAGAACATCGCCTGTCTTAATAAAGGTATCTGATGCTGCAGGTTTCATACCCTTAATAGTAGAAAACTCGTAACCTTGTTGTCCACTTGCTTGATTTTTAAGTACGCAGATAATACCTTCTGTTTTACTTTCGGCCCCACCTTGCTTAGAAAAGAATAGTCTGTATTGTGTTTTATTAGGTATAACTACAGACTCAAAAGCAGCGGCATTAATTATGTTTTCATCAAATATAGACTGCACATTGGCACTTATAGTACCCAACTCCACGTCACCAATTCTTGCTGTACCTGCAACGGTACGCAGCCCATCAGGGCCAAGAAAGATAAGGTCACCAGCAAATTCTTGTATAGTCTTGCCGTTGATGCATCCAATGTCACGAGTAACAGGTGCTACTGCAAAGTCACTAGAAGAACTGCCTGTTAGTTTAAATATCCTGTTTTCGCAAAATATAAATAAATTTTCACGGAAAACTTTAAGGCCGACAATAGTATCGTCAACTTTTATACTGCCAGCACCTTGACCGCTGCTAAACCCGTCTTCATTAAATGGCTCACTAAATACTACCTCTTGTGGAGTGCTTGACATACCAGCGTAGAACATGTGTTCTCTGTATGCTGCTACTAAACTTGCACCCTCTACAGAGGACTCTGTAACATCTGTTGCTGCCAGTGAGGTATTAAATACTGTAGGGTCATTTGCGCCGTCTACTACAATAAGTTTATCATTACCGTCAAAGTTAAAGCGTTCAAAAGAATACTTGGTTGCGCTAGTGCGACCTGTGTCTCTTGATGTCCATGACTCTGATACAGGTGTAATATTAGTGTCGCCACTTTGTGCATGGGCTGCAGCAGTTGTGCTACTAACCGCCCGTGTTACACCAGTAAATGTTGTAGAAGTAACACCTGTGTATGTAAACTGCTCATCATTAATTTGCAGTGTGCCGCTAGAACTAAAACCTGTAGTAGACTCTACAGTAATAGTGCCTGAACCTGTCATGGCTGTATTAGCAGCTATAGCATTTGCACTATCTGTGCCTAGTTTAGTAGAAGCACTACTCCATATTTTTGTGCCACGTGCTGCTACTACTTTGTTAGCAAAGGTAGTGACCATCAACACTTCTTCACTACTAGAAACAGTATATGGTACTACCTGACGAACATGCCTTTGAAAACCAAGGATGCGCTTGTATCCACCCTCAATGTCTGGCTCAAAGTTTTCTAGCTGTAGTGCCTGACCCGGCTGCATGATAAAGGTAGAACGGTTAGCTACTAACCCACCTTCGCAAACAAAGGGCAAAGTTCCTGTTTCAGCCATTAGTCAGCCCTTACTACGTTACTAGAACCCCTAGAATTACCTGTGTATGGTATATATGTAGAACGAACATATTCAAATTTATTTACCAAAAGTGTTTGCATATTTTTTATGCCCTGTTCAAATCTGGCAAAGTTAATGCCGTACTGTTGAGACTCGCCACGATACTGATAAACATACGAGGTGGCACCATCTACAATAACAGGCGAAAATCTGTCCGGTATACTTGTTGTGCTATCATGTGCAGCCATGTCAGTAGGGAATGTAAAAAAATCGTACTTAATTACATATTGTTTTTCTGGAAAGGGATAAAGTAAGTAGTTGTTATCTAGTGTTCTAACAACATAGATAGGTGCAGAGCCATCTTCAAACTGTGCTACTTGAACTCCACTTGCATGTGTTGCAGCCGTTGTACCTTCTGCGCCACGAGTACATCCTGTAATTGTAGTCGAGGAACCTACGGCAGTATACGTAATAATTTCACCACCAACATATACTTTACCTGTTGCGTCAAAACCTGTAGTGCTTGCAACCGTAAGTGTTGTTACAGAGTCAGTATGGGATTGACTAAGCGTGGTAGTAACAATCTCATCTTCTTGTGTAATATAAGCGTTTATGTATTCGTTATAATCTAGTTTTTTTAATCGACCACCTGAAATGCCATTGTCGCTATCTTTGACAATTCTAAACGTATTGTAATCAACTGTCTTAGCTGTTGTAGGAATACTATAGCGCACTGATCCTGGAACAAGGGTTTCTGTATTTGTAGAATGATTGAATGGGTAATTAAATTCACGTTGATTGATGTACCTAATTGCCTCGTTGACAGCGTTTTTAGCTTGTGTTTGAATACCACGAGATGCAGTAAAGTTAGCAGAAGTTAACTCTACCTCATTTAGTTTAGCCAGAACTTTGTTTGTCAATGAAAGAAATGTTTCAGCCATCATAAATCCTTAAAGAGTTAGGAGGGCGACTTCTGCCGCCCCCCATATTATTTAGGCCAGTGTATCGCGGTCTACTTCATTAGCAGATACATCGCCTTGGTCACTAACGTCCAGCATGACTGCATAGACACGAATTTTACCTGCAGTATATGTTGCACCATCACCAGCAAAGGTAAGGTCCAAAGTATCTGCAGTAGCAAGAGTGACATCTGCTGCTGGTGTAGCAGAAGGGGCGTAAGCCAAATCCGCTGCGCCATCAATGTCAAACGCTGCAACAAATTCATTGTCATCAGCAGCACCTAAAATAGCTGTAGCATTTGTACCAGTATTCATGGTAGCGGATTCTACAACTTGGAATCCTGCGTGTAATACACGTGTATTTGCAGGAATAGTTAGGCACTGAACGACATCTCCACCTGTAGAAGAAATGGCTTGAGCCGTTAGGTCAACAGTCATATCTACATAGTAAGGAGTGCGTCCACGTGGACTGTTGCCATGTGCGGGTTTCAAAAGAGTGGTAATTGTAGCCATTTTTTAATTCCCCCTATACCAAACAGAACCGGGCATTAACAAGAGCCTCCGGTCGGAGAATCTTACGCCCATACAAATGCATACCACGAACAATGTCAGCAAAGCTGTCAGGGTCACGATATGTTTCAGTCTTGTTGATTTGCTCTGCAGTAGCAACAGCAGATGAATGCCCACCAATAATCACACCAAAGTTAGAAGAGTTCGTGCCACCTGTGGTAGCAGAACCTGTTCCAATTTCAGGTAGATTATTAGAAACATACACTTGGAAGCCGTGCAGATTATTTACAACAAGTCCGTTACGCAGTCCACCAGACTCACCAAAATCAGAGTTCAGAAGTTTTGAGTCTTCATCTTTCAAGATTTCCATAAATACAGGGTTTACTACAAGCCAACGACCTTGGCTGTCAACATTTTGCTGGTCTAGCTTACGAGCCATACGAGAAATAATCATCGTTGGATTAGCGTTGCCTGAACCCGGTACTGCAGAAGCACCCGGCAGACGTGGCTGAATGCCAATACCATTGTTAGCAGAACCACCAAAGTCATTAGCATCAACTTGCATTTCAGCCAGCAGTTCGTTAGAACCTGCTGTAGAAACTGCTACTGAGCCATTAGTCGTGGTGTTAGCTGTATTAGCAGTGCCATGAATAGCAGACTGCTTAAAGCCGCCCATATAACCAAGAACGTCTTGGTCAAACTGGTCAGCAAGGCGGTACGCAGCACGGTCACTTGCCAGTTGCTGGAAGTTTACGTGGCTGTGTGCCTCTTCAATGTCGTCAACCTTAAATGCAAAGTAGTTAGCTTTGTCAATTGTCAGGTTGAAGTCTTCGTCGTCAAGGT